GGCTTCCACAGCTTCACTTCTTGGGTTGGACGAACGTATTCATTGTGTCTCAGGATGTGCGTCATGCGTGCCATCAGGAGCGCGCGTTCTTCACACAGACCCTTAGATCCATAAGCCTTTAGGGCAGCACCCCAAAGGTCATTGTCGTCCACTCCGTTGATGATGTCCTGAGCGTAAATACTCTTGGCACCTAAACCCGGAACACCGGGGATGTTGTCAACGGTATCACCTATCACGGTCTGGTACATATGAAAGCGATTTGCTTCGATCCGGCTGATCTCGATCACACCAAGATTTGGGAGACGAGGCATATACAGAAGTCCGGGAACGCCCATCATATCCTTATCATCGGAAACGATAATCCGTTCACCCTTATGTTTATGTGTAGATAATATGCCCATCACATCGTCGGCCTCTAAGCGCGGCGCACCCTCCCACCCATACTCATCCGCCAACGCTTTCTTGACGTCGCGGAGAGATTGTGGCTTGGGCACATCGGCGCGGTTCGCTTTGTATTGCGGCCATAGTTCCTTGCGCCAGTTTCTCCGGCTCGACAAGCAAATAATAATCCGGTCTGCTTTCAGATGGTTAGCAAGGTGCTCCACGGTGTCAATGGCGGTCTCCTTGGCGAGCTTGGAGTCTACCGCCAGACACTCTTGGTCTCCGAAAATGAATGTCTCTTCGTGGACTGATGAAGCCTGATACGCCACAATGTCGGCGTCGATCAGTAACGTTCTCATTCTTCTGGGTGCGAAAACGCCATTATCAACAGCCAGTAGACAAACGTTAGGATGGCGAGTGCTACAATAGCTCCGACGCCTAGGCCGACAAGAATTGTATGAAACATTAGCTCACCAAGTTCTTGATCTTGTTCTTGGCATTCGCCGCCTTATTGATCTCCCTGATGCTAGATTCGTTATGCTGGCGAAGCTGTTGGATCTGAGTGATCTTAGCGTCGACGCTGTTACGCTCACGAACGACAATCTTGTCGAGGTCAGCGACCACCTTGTGGAAGACGTTCAGGACGCCTTCAACATCCTTCAGAAAGAAAGTCTCGACTTTGGTGACGATGTAGTTATAGACACGCTTGATAGCGTTCATTGGTTCTCCTCTTTGTTTTTGGATTTGTGTTCCTCATTCCACCGCATAATGGCGGCGTTGCTGAGGGGTTTGGTGGTGTCCTTCATCTCCTTCCGATAATCGGAGTCAGAAATATCAGGGTTTTGTGCCTTGGAAGCGTTCTTGATCACGTCGCGGCGTCTCATCATTTCGTTGAATTGATTTTGAGACATCGACAGCTTGTCACGCCTCTTCTTCAGTTCACGTGCTACGAAGTAGAATGAGACGACAGCACTCAACAACCCCCACATAGCGTTGGGAATTGTGTCGAGCCCGACGTTCACTAGTTGGAACTGCGTCGGATCTGCATAAGACAAGACGAAGTACGCAATGACCAGAAAGGCCAGCGTCGGGCGAGGTAGTCTGTTGAGCCCGTCAACAAAAGAGTCCCAAGCGGTTCGGTTTGGAAGAACGCGGAACTCGCTGGCGAACTCATTCTCGCTAGCTACATTCTCTTGGTGCTTAGCCGCTTGGCGCGCGGACTTATCACCAAAGATGGTTTTGACGAGCCCACCGACAGCCTTTGTGACGCCAGTGATACCCGCTGTAAAGGGGTTGAGATCCATTAGATCTCCTCTTGTTCTAAACGTGTTAGGAATTGAGCCGGAGGGTTTCTGAGGTATCGGATAGCGCCACGTAGAAACTTCTGTGAGTCACGGAATTTTCCGAGCCCGTGGTTGCACGCCGCGCATAATAGTCCTCTGATAGCCTCAGACGTGTGACAGTGGTCAACGTGGGGACGCTCTGTCTTCCCCAAAGGAGTCTTGCAGATAGCGCACAAGCCGTGCTGTATGGCCCACAGGGCATTAAACGTTTTCCGGGATAAGCCATACTCGTATTCCGAATGCTGGGAGCGGCGACAGGATTTACAATCCCACCTACGCCCACCAGTGCTTCTTCTATCTTTATGAAACTCCTTGAGCGGTTTTGTCTGACCGCATTTTTGGCAAACTCTAGTGAGTTTCATTCCACGTGATACCGACCGCGCCACTTCCGGCGAGTTCACACCGCAAGTTGTAGTATTCTCCAGCGAGTTTGATAGACCGTTCACCGGCCTCTTTGATTTGTTCAGCAATCTCCTTCTTTGCCTCTACTTGAAACTCATCGTGTACGTTCAAGACGTGCTTGAAATCCTGTCCGGGAATTAGTCCTAACTCAGACTGCAAGATGTCGTCGAAGATGACCAAGGCGCGCTTCATCACCACGGCTCCCGCTGATTGCAAAAGCGTGTTGATTGCCGCGTGTGGGCTGCGGATGTGTAACTTGCGACCGTCCAGACCTTTGAGATAGCCTTTGGCTTTGACGGTGCTCTTCACTCTGTTGACGAGCTTACCGAGCGCAGGGAGACCTTCCTCCATCTTACGCCGAGCGGCGCGGCCTTTTTTCACATAAGCCTTGTTGCGCTTTTTTCCGGGCGGAAATCTGGTGAACCATTTAGCTCTTCGCTCATCGTCATAGTCGTCGACGATGATAGAACCTAGTTTCAAATCACCAGCGCCGTAAATGTAGGCGTACCGGAACCTTTTAGCGCTGTTCCGGACGCGCATATCCAAGAGCTTACGGGTTAAAGAATGAGGATCCGTCTCCTTTGTCTTGTCGCCGTTAATCTCCATGTTGGCATAGGTGCCACCATCGTACTTTGCCATGAAGTGCCCAAGTGTGCGGCCTTCTAGGCCGTCAGCATCAACGCCAACCATCCGGTTGTCTTTCATCACCGTGAAGAGTTCTCGGAACTCCTCACCGTACTCAGCGCCGTTGTCTTTGGATGGAAGGTTCATGTTCGGGTGACTGTGTGTCATTCGCCCGGTCACAGCACCATTCGTGCTGACGTAGCCGTGAATGCGTCCGTCCTCCTTGACATGCTTCAAGAGCGCTTGCTTGCCCTCAGATAGCGTGCCGAGACGTTTGGAGATCACAAGGTATTCCTTGAGGATTTTCGCCTCGGGCCAAGGGATGCCGTCAAGTGTCTTCTCGTTGACCTCTACGCGGCCTTTCTTGGTGAAGACTTTCGGCTTCCAGCCGCGCACATTCTGTAGTCGGTCAGCGATATGGGCACGACTCTGGGGATTGAATACCAGCCGCTTGACACGACAGAAGGTCGCTCCCCTCGTGTATCCGAGCTTCTTATTGCTGGTCTTCGGGGTGAACTCACACGTGCCCTTCGCATAGTCAGGAGCGTACCAAGGATCGAACGCCTTGGCTGCTTCTCTTTCCAGCTTGGCACGACGACTCTCTAAATGGTGTTGAAGCTTCTCAGCTTTCTCAACATCGAACAAAACGCCGTTATCTTCCTGTCGGGAGATGATCTCCGCAACGGCCATTTCGAGGTCGAGACACTCATCTGGGTATTCCTTCGAGAAGATGAGCTTGAACAAGTCGGTCGTAACCTTCCCGTCCTGCATACAGTAGTCGTCCATCTCCTCGGTCCACTCACCCCACGGGCCTGTGAAGTCACCTTTGTAGTTACCAAGACGATAACCCCACGCCTTCAGGCTGTGTCTTCCGGTCAACCTTTTGGACTTAAACTCTTCCGGGAGCTTTCCCTTCCGTAATTGCTTGAAATCACGTTCGGTTATGTCTGTCCAAATGACGCGGACATAGACCAAAGAGTCGTGGAGTTTGCCTTTTGGTGAATACCATGGGTACACCTTCTTGATGGCCTTCTCGTCGAACTTGATGACGTTGTGTCCACCACGGTGCTCAGCTTCCTCAAGGCGACGAATTCCTTCTTCAACGGGTCGTCCGCCTTTGTAGCCAGTGTGGTTATATCGGGAGCCGTCGCCGACTACGCATTCGCCGTTATCTTCAACGGAGAGTTCCCAGATAGTCAGGCAGTGAATTGTTGTGAGTTCGTCTAGAAGGCCATCTGTTTCGCAGTCATAGACCAGCATTAATGGCGTTCACGACTCAGCGACACTTTGTCGTTGACCGGGCGATCCTTGATCATGTGTAACTTACCGTCCTTCGTATATACATGGAGACCGTTAGCGACTAAGAAATCGAGACTTATCCACCAGTGTTCGGTACTTTCCATTGCGTCAACCAGAGAGATCAGGCCGAACTGAATGGTTTCTAGGGCGAGTCCTTTGTACTCTTGGGGGTCAACTGTCACTCCAGAACTTCCGGGTTTCTAACTGGCCACGGATATCGATCACTCAGCCTCTCAAGTCTGCGCTTGGTGTACGCGCGCTGATCAGCCGTGTCATACCGAGTGATGGTTAGTTTCCGTCCCTGTTTATCTCTGAAATAATTATCAGTGAAACAGACGTGGTTCCCATCGTGTCCGATCTGACAAATCCCGATGTCGAACCGCGCAAGAACACGGGAAACCGGAATAGACAGTCCTATGATCTGAATAGGAGGCCGTCCTAAATCAACAGTGGGGTGCTCAGTTGAAACGCCAATAACTTCAGGGTTCCACTCCCGCAGATAGTGTGAAACATCGAGCGCCGGTGATAGGTTCCAACTAGGATTAGCACGATGGATTTCAGATACGATCCATTGAAATTCTTCAAAGTTATCGGCATGAATGAAGATGTCCAAATCTTTGACACTGTGTCCGTGATCAAGATCTCTTAGAGCGCCACCAGCAAGGATGGCGGGGGAATGGGCCTGAACAGCGCTCAGCGCCTCCAGCCACAAATCAGGTACGATCATTTACTCCTCAGTTGTTTCAGTCGTTCGTCTATATAGTCACGCGCTTTCTCAAGATCCCGTATCTCAGACTTCAAGGCGGATAATCCGTCATAGATCTTGAAGCCCGCGCGCGCCGCGTACTTGATCACATTGCCGCGCCAAAACTCCATGTTGTTCGTCATGATGAAGACGCGCGGCTGGATCGGGTATCTGGTGTAATGAGCCGGTGCGCTTACCGGGTCGCCCACTGCTGTATGCTGATTACTCGGAGGTCTATAGTCGTATAGGAATGAGTCCTCCATGTTTCTCCTTCTATGTGTTGGGTGAGGCAGGTGCGCGCTCTTTATCAGGGCGTGGTACCCTGAGCCGGGTGCGCGTCTTATCCCAACTACCTGCCTCTATCTCTTAGTAGTCGCTGTCCTCATCTGGCTCGAAAGGACAGTCATCGTTATCCTTGGGTATTTCGCACTCGAACATTCGGCCGGTGTCCCGGTTGTAACCAAGCCCGAACATCAGGCCGGTGGAGTCACCTGTATATCGATCCTTCAAGACGCGGAAGGTCGTAACGCCGTGGGCCGCTTGCTTGTCCCGCTCCAATGCAAACATGAAGTGAGACCAGCGCGCGATGGCGCGGGATCCGGTGAAGTGCTTCTCATAAACCCGACCACCTTCCTCGTGAGGTGTCCCGTGTGGAGTGGTCAGGTGACTGATGGCGTAGAGCGTAAAGTCAAGCTCTTGCGTCAGACTGGCGAGCGCGGGCATGATCTTGTCGAGCGCCCTACGCTCGTCTTCCGAGTTCGCGGTCAGTGCCGTTAGATGATCTAGGAAGATGTCCTTGATGCCGAGGCCTTGTACCATGAAGCGGATGTTCGCCTTAATGGTGGGAAAGTCCTTCGCACCGAAATGGTTGAAGAGATGTGCCTTGTCCCGGAGTTCTCCGAGCGCCTTGTCAAGTTCCTCTTGCGTCCACTCTTCCCCGGCGACATGGAAGCGGCGATTAGCGCGCTTACCCGCTAACACCTTGGCCGTGTGGTGTGGCGGTTCTTCCAGAAAGAGGATGCCTACCGGTAAACCGTCATGATCAATGATGTGGGTTATGATTTCTTTGAAGAGTTCCGTCTTGCCCACACCGACACCAGCGCCGACCGTGTATATCTCCCCACGCCTTCGGCCGTAGGTCGCTTTCGTCAGGGTTTCCCAAGGCCACGGGAGACCCATTTCAACAGGCTTACGAGCTTGCTCGATGATATCGTCTATACCGACGATGCCATCAGGTCTAAACTGTCGGGCCTGCCAAACAGCGTCGATCACTTTGTCACCGACGTGCTTCTTCAGACACTCATTGGCGTCCTTGTATGGCAGACGAGCTATGTACGCCTTTCCCGGCGATAGTGCGGCGGCGCACTCTTCAGCAGCTTCCTGTCCCGGCTCGTCCATATCAAACATGAAGATCACTTGATCGAACGTTTCGAGCCAAGCGGACTCACGTTCGACACAATCAACAGCGCCACCGGCACCGTTAGGGACAGACACCACGGGCCACTTATTACCTTGAAGTTGACTGACTGACATAGCGTCAATCTCGCCCTCGGTCACGACGACTTTCTTACCACCTTCTTTCCAGAGCCATTTGCCGTAGAGCGGTAACTTTTTACGAAGAGTCTTAGGCCCAAGAATGGGAAAGTCTTTGTCCTTCGTCCGGAGCTTTTGAACAACGAGCTTGCCGCCGATACGAAAGTTGGCTATCTGAACAGTCTTCCCTCTGAACTGGCCGACTTGGTAGCCCCAAAGACGACACGTATCTTCGGATATTCCGCGCTTAGCGAGGGCGCGGTATGTGCCCTTGATCAGATCTGACTTAGACCTAATACCTTTAGCTTCTCTTTCCGTCGCTGGAGTATCCTCGCCATCTTCTTCTGCCTTCTCGTGGTATTCGCAGCCGAAGCAATAGCCATGCCCATCTGAATAGCGCGCGAGGTTATCAGCGCTGCCACATTCCGGGCATGGCTCGTGTTGAACGAAGATGATGTCGTCATCGTTCACTTCTTTTTGTCACCTTTTGAAGGTCTACCATTGGGCCACGACTTCTTGAATTTGATACCGGCCCGCCAAGAGAACGGCGCGTCGATGCGCGCGCGATCAAACGCTCTCCTCATCGCTGTACGGTCCACCTCTTGCAGCCGAGGCTTTGAGCTTCTCCGCTGCCGCCGCTGCGTTCGCTGCGATTTTGTTCCATGCTGGTTCGAGGATGTACTCTGCATACTTTCTCCCATTGCTTGCGGTTTTGACGTGAGTGTTGATCTTGCGACCGTTCACGAGATCTGCGTGCGTCGTGCGGAGGCGGTGGATCACATGGGCAAGACGGAAGATCGAATATTCGATCATCGCTGCACCGGGTGTGATCCGGTGACGAGACAACAAATGGTCCGCCACAGTCTTGTACTGTGTGTTCACATTCTCTCCTCGGATTTTTGAATGATGTTAGGGTGGCTCTCCTCAAGCCACCCGGAGGTCAGGCGTGCTTGCCGACCTCGTAAATTGGTGCACAGCCCCAAGCGGTGCGTGACCCGACCGGAACTCGGCCAGTCGTCACGTCCTCGGCGCTGTCCTTGATGAACGCCTTGCACACTTTCATCGTCGGGAACTTCCCGATAACCACAGTGCTCGCGTGACCATTCGGTGTCAGGATGAAGAGTAAGGCGGCGATCAGTTTGGTTGCTGTTAAGGTCATTTTACTCCGGCCCACCACGGGATCGCGTCGAACGTCGGACAAGCCTTCGTGACCTTCGGAAAGTCACGGTGGCCTTGTACCTTGCACGGGCCGGGAACCGGGGGGTTCTTTGTGAGTTGTGTTAAGAGGAAGTGGAGTGCTCCCCACTGGTCCTCAGTGAAGTTGCATTCGGGCTTGTCACTATCTTCGGCCATGCCCCCTACAAGGCAGATGCCTAGTGAGCAATGGTTCCACCCGCGAACGTGTGCGCCCGGTTGATCCAGATGACGCTTGCTGCGTTCAATCTTTCCATTCCGTCGAATGACATAGTGATAACCACAACAGAACCATCCGCGTTCGCGGTGCCAGCGATCAATCTCTTTGACTCCGATGTCCATTGATGGCTTAGTGTCGGCACAATGCACGACTAGGTAGTCAAGCCGTTGGATCGGCTTGTATTTATACATTTATCTCCGCTTGTTGTTTTCGTATTCAAAGATGTCGATCATCGTTCCTTCAGCTTCTCCGGGGAGCGTGAAGCGCTTGTTCACCAAGAGAACCTGAATTTGCTTGTCGTCTACCCAATAACCCTTGGCATTATTCAGCCGGTCGAGCGGGGCCTTGGCGAAGTTATCCACGTCGCCAGTGGGTGACTTCAGCTTGGTCGTCTTGGCGGGCTTGATGCGTTGACGAACTGAGACTAGAAGCGCGCCTTCCAACGTTGTGTCGGAAGCCTTGATTAGCTTTTTAGCAGCATTAATCCACTCCTTGTATCGGCCCGCATAATAAGGCTTGCCGAAGCGCGGGACACGCGGTCTGGAAGCCGGAACCGGCTGAAGAGGAATGAAACAAGAAAGGGCGGCCTTCTTAGCCACCCCACTCGTCATCTCTGTGATGATCGCCCGAAGATTAGAAGTCTTCGTCGTCATCCTCATCTTCACCTTCGTCAGCTTCAGTGTCGGCGTACTCGTCAGTGTCATCATCCTCATCGGACTTTTTAACTGAACCAAAATCGTCGCCGTCTTCCTCAGCCTCGAAGCCATAATCTTCGGCGTTCGTTGAGCCGCCCGGAGTGACCAGTGAAATAACCTGAAGCGCGTTCAGGCGTAATGACAGGCCAACCTCGTTGTTGTCCTCCATGTAGTAGGGGCGGACTTCGCCGGACACCTTTAGTTCACTACCTGACCAAATGGGCGGGGGGTTCTCAACGTACTCACCAGCACCATTGAAGATGCGTGGGCGGAACTTGATGACTCGACCCGTCTTGCGGGATTTCACCTGATACGGAAGCTTATAGCGGAAGAAAATGTTTCCGGTTTCTTCGCCGTCTTCATTTTCTTCATACCCAAAGACATCACGCCTAGCGAGGCTCTTAGCCTTCTTACGCTTCTTCGCGGACTTCTCTTCGGCCAAAGCCGTCTGAGTTTCCTCAAACTTCTCGTCAAGAGTCTTTTCGAGTTTGTCAACGTACTTCTTGACTTCGGGATCTTTGGGGTCAACCACAAGATCAACCTTGTAGTTGGTCTTACCCTTAAATTCATCAGGGGTATCGATGTGAGCGAACCGCGACGTCCCCGGTGGGGACGTAAGCAGCGGGTTCTTTTTCTTCGCCATTACTCTCCTTCTTGTTCTTGGATTGGATGGAATTGGATTGGGTACTCACTGACATCAGCGACGTAGCCCCGCCGTGCGAGTTCAATCAGAGTGTCCACAGCGATAATTCCGTGCTCGTTGAACTCCTTGATGGCCCACAGCTTGGCCTCGCGGTCTGACATGAACTGCATCAGCCGCCGTTCTTGAGAAGCATTCCGTTTTTCTTGGGCTTCCGGTGTGCGAGTTCCGTAGCCGCATAATCCCGGATCGCCGAGATGTGCGGGCTGAAAGATGAAACGTCGGGAACTGCGCGCTTGGCCTGAGAGACCAAATCGTGCATGTCGAGGCCAGTGGCTTCACACATGGCCGCTAAAGCTACAGCCGTAGCCAATATCTGATCGGACGGGTGAACATCCTGAATGCGTCGGATGACACCGAACGCGGGAGCACGCAGCCGAGATGCCACGTGCGCGGTGCGGACACCCGTCACGATATCGTGGTTCTTAAACATCGAATTCCTTGTTGATTTTTAGCTTATTACACAAGGTGGTCACTAATTGAAATGACTCCGTGTGCGGAGTAGTTAGCTGAAAATAAAAGACGAGTCTCTGACCTTCTCAAGATCAAGATTTCCTTTTTCCGGTACGGGGGGAAGAGCATCAACCAATTCGGGAGGCAACTGCTCCGCTATCTCGTCTCGGAAATCCTTCAAGACATCACCTCTATACTGCTCGATGAACGTCTCTCTGAGGACATCCTCAAGCACAGGAACGTCGGCAGCATGAACACCAAAACTGTCGTGGACTACAGAGATGTCAGTGACACCGGCCCTAGCACAACCATTGACCGTGGCCATGAGATGTGCCGCGTCGAGTGAGTGGACCCAATTGGGCGCTATGCCATTCGCTTGCGTGCGCTTGTTGATCTTGGTTCCCTCAGAAAAAACCATGAGGCGGATACGGTTTCCGTGCCAGAACACGTTAGTCCGATTTGACGTGAAGTGTTTATACTCTTGGAGAACCGGGAAGCCTTGCGGCGTAGTCCACCTAACGGGTAAACCCACCGAGGCTGTAATTCTAGCGACCTCTCGCAACCAGTCCATCACGCGTTGTGCTGCGACAACTACCTCTCCGATGACTTCGTACACAATGTGGCTCAACCACATGGACGCGTCGTAATTACTTTCTCCCTCAAGATATGGGGACTTACCGCTTGTCGTCAGATCCGCGTCTAGCTTATCCAGTTCAGCTTGGATCATTTTCTGCATTCCGTATCGGGTTGATGCATAGCAGTAGGTCATCACGGGACGCTTAACGATTTTGCGGGTGACTTTACCACGCCACACCTCAGCCTCGTCGTCCTCAGAAGAGGCGATCCTATTTTCTACGGTCTTCGCCACTTCAGTATAAATGTCTTGTGGAACCTCAGACGGCGTTAGATTGACGGCACGCCCACCTTTCTCGTCGCGCAGGGCGGCAGAGAAGTGTTGAAGGCCAGAATTTGAGCCGTCCAAAGCAATTGGAATATGTGACACATAGTCCTCACCTTGTTCAACATATCCGGCCCACTCAAAGCAAGCAGCCAGCGCGCAATATGGAGAGTCCGCCGTCGCCCAAAATCGCGCGCCGTCCAGCGGTTGTTCAGCGGCGTCTAGGATTTTATCCTCGTTGTCCACCACCCACTGAGCGCGCTCATCATAAGAGACCTTATCGACCCCAAACAAATTAGCGATATGGATCGCCAGCCACCAAGGTCCGGCAGGACCCAATGCTTTACCGTTTGCAAACTCAATGAGGGCCTTACCACTATCATCGGCTTGTGGGTTGATGAAGGCATTGGCCGGATAAACGCGACCACGAAAATCCAATTCGTGTGGGAAGAACATCTTCTCTTCAGAAAGATAACGCTCTGCGACCCAAAGTTTTTGTGACATGGCTAGGCGCTTAGAGCGTAGCCGCACATTTTGTGTGTGGACCGCTGCCGCTTTGTGTCGCCATTCACGCCTACTCTCTTCGTTGTTCGCGATGTCTTGTGGTCTAGGTGGTAGTGGAAGATCGTTCCGAGAAGGCAGTCCTCCCAGAGAAGAACCTTCATCCCAGACGGCCTTGATGATTTTCAGAACCTTTTGGTTTATTCGCCACCCCACAGACTGGACAGTGTTCACAGCATCATAGACGTTAGACAAATCCACGGTCTCTAACTCGTCGAGATACTCTTGATTACGCGTCTTAACCAAGTGATGATCTCGTGGTTGTCGAATGTATCCGCCGCGCCTCGGCGACATCCACTCCATGGGACGAATAATCATTGGAAGCAAAATAGGGTTCAGTATCTCGCAACGGGCGTGTTGGATCTCCAACCAATCGCGCGCCTTGTCAGTCATCTGAAGGATATATTTATGTCCCTTGTGGGCCGGGACCGTCGCGATTTCACACAAGCCGCTGACATCACAAAATATCTCCAGTAGCTTCCCGCCGAGCCGAAACAGGTCATCGCTGGACCAGTCCAACTTGTCTAAATCAAACTTGGTCTTTACGTGTGAGATAACAGTGCGCCGATGGCGAGCGTGGTTCGTTCGAGAAAGCTGGCGTTGTAGTTTAATAGCCAGCCCACGATTATTCTTCCACATCATCTCAAACTCGATGTGGTCTTGAATGCTGTATGCCACACGCCGACAAGCGGTCTGAAGTGTACAGTGACGTGTGGCAGCGTTGATGGCATTACGCGCAGTCAGATAAGCGGCCTGCGTTGCTGATATGTGTTCTAGGTATTTCACAGCAGAGTGGTGACGCCCGGCGCTGCCACTCTTAGCCTTCGCAATAAACTGTTCAATGGCCTCAGCCAGATCACCAACGGTCTTATGCAATAGGCGTTTACCGGGAGGAAGTTCAGCCTCCTCCTTCTTAGAAGCCACCTCCGAGCGCCACGGTAGAGGTCTTTCCTTGCGGTAACGCGCGGAGGTGAGCCTAAGCGACTCTTCCTCTAGCGCTTGTTGACGCTCAAATTTGGCTTGGTAATCTTCCATTAGTCTCCTTTGTTCTCGTTGCGATGTATCTGATGGTGCACATGGTGCAAATACTCCGATAGCGGAGCGGTCAGAGTAAAAAGAAAAGCACCAATCTTCACACCATGTGGAAAATCAGTGCTAAGTTGTTGATATTACAGAAACTTGATGGCCCCCTCTCCGCCACCAAGTCCGTTATAAATCAGCGCTTTACGAAGATGGTGTGAGCCTTAAATGTACCATTTTGCGCACCACCCGTTCACAGTGTGTTCTCAGGTTTTCTCCGATTGCGGAGTGAAGTCCCTAATTCGCCTTCCTTTTCAGACCACCCTCGATCACCTTGAACTCAGGTGCGCCTTCTTCGAGGGCCACAAGTCCGTCGTCGAGACTCTCGCGACTCAGAT